ATGTTTGACTTTCTGAAGCGGCCCGAGGCGACCGGCCCCGCCAGCATGGAGGCGAAGGCCTCGGCCACGGGCAAGGTTGTCGCGCTGGCCTCTGGCCGCGTGGCGTGGAGCCCGCGCGATGTTGTGTCGCTGACCAAGAACGGTTTTGCGGGAAACCCGGTGGGGTTTCGCGCGGTCAAGATGATTGCCGAGGCCGCCGCGGCCCTTCCGTTGGTTCTGCAGGACCGGGAACGCCGCTATGACACGCACCCGGTGCAGGCGCTGCTGTCGCGCCCCAATGCGCTTCAGGGACGGGCCGAGCTGATGGAAGCGGTCTTTGCCCAGCTTCTGCTGACCGGCAACGCGTATGTGGAGGCTGTCGCGGGCGAGGCCCTGCCGGTGGAGATGCATGTGCTGCGGTCCGACCGGATGAGCCTTGTTCCCGGCGCCGATGGCTGGCCCGTCGCCTATGACTATACCGTCAATGGCCGCAAGCACCGGTTTGCCGTCGGTTCCGATGCCAGCCCGATCTGCCATATCAAGTCGTTCCATCCGCAGGATGACCACTATGGGTTTTCGCCCTTGCAAGCCGCCGCCACCGCGATTGACGTGCATAACGCGGCCAGCCGCTGGTCTAAGGGGCTGTTGGACAATGCCGCGCGTCCGTCGGGGGCCATTGTCTATAAGGGCGCGGACGGGCAGGGCAGCCTGTCGTCGGACCAATATGATCGCCTGCTGACCGAGATGGAGACGCAGCATCAGGGGGCACGAAACGCGGGCCGACCGATGCTGCTGGAAGGTGGGCTGGACTGGAAGCCGATGGGCTTTTCGCCGTCGGACATGGAATTCCAGAAGACCAAAGAGGCCGCCGCGCGGGAGATTTCCATCGCCTTCGGTATTCCGCCGATGATGCTGGGTATTCCGGGCGACGCGACCTATGCGAACTATCAAGAGGCGAACCGGGCGTTCTATCGCCTGACCGTCCTGCCGCTGGCGACCCGGGTCTATGCGACGCTGGCGGACTGGCTGTCGGATTTCACCGATGAACGGCTGGATATTCGTCCTGACCTTGACCAGATCCCGGCCCTTGCCGCCGAGCGCGAAGCGCAGTGGCGCCGCGTGGGCGAGGCGAGTTTCCTGACTGACGCGGAAAAGCGCGCCTTGCTGGGCCTGCCCGCGCTGGAGGTCGGCGATGAAGGGTGACGTCGTGGACATGGAGGGCCGACCCCGCCGCGACCCGGCCCCGGTGTCGGATTTCTGGTTCGCGCAGATGGATGTGCGTCTGGGCAAGATCGAATTCGTGGTTGGCCGTCTGGAAAAACAGGTCTGGCTGATCGTCTGCGCCGCCTTTGCGCTGGTGGGGATCGAGGTCGTCGCGGCGCTGGTCGGCGGCAATTGAAGGGACAGGATATGGAACTGGAACACAAGTTTTGCGCCCTGGGCCAGGAGGTGCAGGTCACTGATGGTCATTTGATCGAAGGTTACGCCTCTTTCTTTGGCAAAACCGATCAGGGCGGCGATGTGGTGCAGCCGGGGGCCTATGCGGCGTCGCTGGCGCGGCTGGGCGCGAAGGGCGGAAAGGTGCGGATGCTGTGGCAGCACGACCCGACCCAGCCCATCGGTATCTGGGACGAGGTGCGGGAAGACGGCAAGGGCCTTTGGGTCAAGGGCCGGATCCTGACCGACGTGGCCAAGGGGCGCGAAGCGGCGGCCCTTGTGGCGGCGGGGGCCATTGACGGTCTGTCGATCGGCTATCGCACCATCCGGGCCACGAAGAATGACAAGGGTCAGCGGCTCTTGTCCGAGCTGGAGCTGTGGGAGGTGTCTTTGGTCACGTTCCCCATGCTTCCCGATGCGCGGGTCGGCGCCAAGGGGGACACCCCGGATGCGGCGATCCTGCGTGAGATGGCAGCGGCATTTCGCGATGCCCGCAGCCTGCTGGCCCCGGACGACTGACCGAGCCGGCGTTTCACATCAAGAAGGACTGATTGATGAGCAAACCCGAGACCAAGGCTCGGGCCGGGGAGCTTTCGTCTCCGGCTGAGGAGCTGAAGTCGGCGATCGCCGATTTCGTCACCGAATTCAAAGACTTTTCCAACGGCATTGATGCCAAGCTTCAGAAACAGGAAGAACGTATGAACAAGCTGGATCGCAAATCCCTGATGGCCGCGCGGCCTGTCCTTGCCTCGGGCGCCGAGGTTGAAGCCCCCCACCAGAAGGCCTTTGCCGCCTATCTGCGGTCGGGCGACGATGACGCGCTGCGCGGGCTGACCCTTGAAGGTAAGGCGATGTCCACCGCCGTGGCCGCTGATGGCGGCTATCTGGTGGATCCGCAGACCGCGGAGACCATCAAATCAACCCTGTCCTCCACTGCGTCGATCCGGGCGATTGCCAATGTCGTCAACGTCGATGCCACGTCGTTCGACGTGCTGATCGACCACACCGAAATGGGTGCGGGCTGGGCGACCGAGGTCGATCCGACCACCGAAACAGGCACCCCGACCATCGACCGCATCACCATTCCGCTGCACGAGCTGTCGGCCCTGCCGAAGGCGTCGCAGCGCCTGCTGGACGACAGCGCCTTTGACATCGAGGGCTGGCTGGCCGAGCGCATCGCCAACAAGTTCGCCCGGTCCGAGGCGGCTGCCTTCATCAACGGTGACGGCATCGACAAGCCGCGCGGCTTCTTGGACTACGCACAGGTTGCCAATGGCACCTGGTCCTGGGGCAATATCGGCTATGTCACCACTGGTGTTGCGGGGGACATCACCGATGGCGATCCGATCATCGACCTTGTCTATGCGCTGGGCGCTGAATACCGCGCCGGGGCCAGCTTTGTCATGAACTCCAAGACCGCCGGCCTGATCCGCAAGCTGAAGGATGCCGATGGCCGCTTCCTGTGGTCGGACGGTCTGGCCGCGGGTGAACCGGCCCGCCTGATGGGCTATCCGGTGCTGATCGCCGAGGACATGCCCGATGTGGCCGCCGACAGCGCCTCGATCGCCTTTGGCGACTTCGGCGCGGGCTACACCGTTGCCGAACGTCCGGACCTGCGCGTGCTGCGTGACCCGTTCTCGGCCAAGCCGCATGTGCTGTTCTATGCCACCAAGCGCGTCGGTGGTGCGGTGTCCGACTTTGCCGCGATCAAGCTGCTGAAGTTCGGCATCGCCTAAGGGTTGATGACCGAAGGGGCCGCCCGACAGGGCGGTCCCGCCGGGCGCGCGCCGGGGTGAAACGGCCTCGTGTTGTCCAGCTGCTCCCATCCGTCCGAGCAATACGGGGGTGCGCGGCGTGCGTCCGGTCCAATCGCCAACGTGGACCGGAGATCGGAGTAATTCCATGATGTTAGTCGAAGAGACCACGGTGCCCCAGGCGGCCCTTCCCGTGGCCGTATTCAAAGAGCACCTGCACCTTGGCTCTGGCTTTGCCGATGATGGTCTGCAGGATGCGGTGTTGGAGACCTACCTGCGTGCCGCGCTGGCCGCGGTCGAGGCCCGGACCGGAAAGATCCTGATCGAGCGGGACTTCAGCTGGACCCTGAGCGCATGGCGCGACCATGCCGAGCAGGCCCTGCAGGTGGCCCCGGTCAGCGCGATTGCCGATCTGCGGATCGCCGGGCGCGACGGGATCGAAACGAGCGTGAGTGTTCAGGCCTACCAGTTGATCCCGGATAGCCAGCGTCCGCGCCTTGCGGCGACTGGGGGCGCGTTGCCGACGATCCCGCCGGGCGGGTCGGCCCGTGTGGTGTTCATGGCGGGCTATGGGCCCGACTGGGCCGATCTGCCCGCCGATCTGGCGCAGGCTGTGCTGATGCTGGCCGCCCATTATTACGAATTCCGCCATGATATGCGGGGCACGGGCGGGGCGATGCCGCAGGGCGTGGCCGCCCTGATCGACCGCTACCGCACGGTCCGCCTGTTTGCGGGGGGACGCGGATGAGACGCCCCCGGTTGAACCGAAAGCTGGTGCTGGAGGCGCCGGTGCGCGTGCCGGACGGCGCTGGCGGCTATTCCGTGACCTGGACGGCGCTGGGCACCCTGTGGGCCGATCTTGACGCCCGCACGGGGCGGGAGGCGGCGGGCATCGCCACGCCCCTGTCCAAGGCGGCCTATCGCATCGTTTTGCGGGCCGCGCCGGTGGGATCGCCCCGCCGCCCGTTGCCGGAACAGCGGCTACGGGATGGGACGCGGGTGTTCCAGATCAATGCCGTCACCGAATGGGACGCGGATGCGCGGTTCCTTGTCTGTCACGCCCATGAGGAGGTGGTCACATGAGCTATGGCGTTGCGGCGGCGCTTCAGGCTGCCGTCTATCAGCATCTGTCGACCGATCCGGCTGTGACCGCGCTGGTCGGAACGGCGATCTATGACGCCCTGCCCACCGGAGCCCTTCCCGGGTTGTACGTGGCCCTTGGCCCGGAAACCGCGCGGGACCGGTCGGACAAGACCGGGGGTGGGGCAGAGCATGAATTCACCGTCACCGTTGTGACCGACAGCGCGGGCTTTGCCAGTGCCAAGGATGTGGCGGCTGCCATTTCCGACGCGTTGGTCGATGCCAACCTGATCCTGTCGCGCGGCGTGCTGGTGTCGCTGAACTTTTACCGGGCTGTCGCGGCCCGGGTCGAAACGGGCGACACCCGCCAGATCAACCTGGTGTTCCGCGCCCGTGTCGACGACGTCTAGCCCGTTCGGGCACCCAAACTGAAACGATCAACCAAGCGGAGTGATGGCTATGGTAGCCCAGAACGGCAAGGATCTTCTTATCAAGGTCGACATGAACGGCAGTGGCACGTTCGAAACCATCGCGGGGCTGCGCGCCACGCGGTTTTCCCTCAATGCTGAAACGGTGGATGTGACCAGCATCGAAAGCACTGGTGGCTGGCGCGAGCTTTTGGGCGGGGCCGGGGTCCGGTCCGCGTCGATCTCGGGGTCGGGCGTGTTCAAGGACGCGGGCACCGACGAACGGGCGCGGCAGATCTTCTTTGATGGGGAAACCCCCGATTTCCAGGTGATCGTGCCGGACTTTGGCATCATCGAAGGCCCGTTCCAGATCAGTTCGATCGAATATGCGGGCAGCCACAATGGCGAGGCGACCTATGAGCTGTCCATCGCCTCGGCCGGGGCGCTGAGCTTTACGGCCTTTGTCTGATGGCCAATCCGCACGCGGGCGAGGTGGCGCTGGTCATTGATGGCCAGCCCCACAGCCTGAAGCTGACCCTTGGCGCACTGGCCGAACTGGAGGTGCAGATGGGCGAGGATACCATCGTCGATCTGGTCCGCCGGTTCGAGGGCGGCGCCTGTTCCAGCCGCGATGTCATGGCGCTGATCGTGGCGGGCCTGCGGGGCGGAGGATGGCGCGGCACGGCTGCCGATCTCCTGTCGGCCGAGATCGCGGGCGGCCCGGTGGGCGCGGCGCAGGCGGCGGCGGAACTTCTGGCCCGCGCCTTCCTGCCGCCGGGATCATGAGCGGTGGTCTGGACTGGCCGGGATTGATCCGGGCAGGCCTGTGCGGGCTGCGGTTGCGCCCGGCAGAGTTCTGGGCGCTGACCCCGGCCGAACTGATGCTGATGCTGGGTCTTGATGACGGCGGGCGGGCCCCGATGGTTCGGGACCGGCTGGACGATCTGATCCGGGCCTTCCCGGATGATGTGAAAGGAAGCGACAATGAACGAGATTGACCGGCTGGACGATCTGGAGGCCGAGGTGAGCGCGCTGGAGCGCACCCTGGGCGATGCCAGCGCCATGACCCGCGCCTTCGATGCCCAACTGCGCGATGTGCAGGTCAGCATGGGCGCCGCCGTCCGCGATCTTGGCACTCTGGAACGCGGGTTTTCAGGCGGGTTGCGCAAGGCGTTCGACGGGCTTGTCTTCGACGGGTTGCGGCTGTCGGATGCGCTGGGCGTGCTGGCCAATTCTATGATCCAGACCGTCTATAACGCGGCCCTGCGTCCGGTGACCGACCATTTCGGCGGGATGCTGGCCAATGGGCTGAATTCGATCGTGTCGGGGATGATGCCCTATGCCGATGGCGGGGCGTTCTCTCAGGGCCGGGTGATGCCCTTTGCCAAGGGCGGTGTGGTGGCGCAGGCCACGGCCTTTCCGATGCGGGGCGCGACCGGGCTGATGGGCGAAGCGGGGCCAGAGGCGATCATGCCGCTGACCCGCGGTGCCGATGGCCGGCTTGGCGTGCAGGCGCAGGGCGGGGCCAATGTCACCGTCAATATGAACATCACGACCCCAGACGTTCAGGGGTTTCAGCGCAGCCGGTCCCAGATCGCCGCCCAGATGGCGCGCGCATTGGGGCAGGGCAGCCGCAACAGGTAGGGGAGCAAACAGATGGCCTTTCACGAGATCCGGTTTCCGACCTCGCTCAGCTTTGGTTCGACGGGCGGCCCCGAGCGGCGCACCGAGGTGGTGACCCTTGCCAACGGGCATGAGGAACGCAATACGCCTTGGGAGCATTCGCGCCGCCGCTACGACGCGGGCATGGGCCTGCGGTCGATGGACGATGTGGAAACCCTTATTGCCTTCTTCGAGGCCCGCAGCGGCCGGTTGCACGGGTTCCGCTGGAAGGATTGGGCCGACTACAAGTCCTGTCGCCCCTCGCAGGAGACTGACAGCGCGGACCAGTTGATCGGCGAAGGCGATCAGGTCACGACCGCGTTTCAACTGGTGAAGACCTACGAGTCGGGCGTGCACACCTATGTCCGTCCGATCCGCAAGCCGGTGGCCGGGTCGGTTCGGGTCGAGCTGAGCGGCGTGCCGCAGTTGGAGGGGACCGACTACACGTTGGATGTGACGACGGGCGTTGTCACTTTCAGCCATCCGCCGGACGAGCGGGCGCAGGTCTTCGCGGGGTTCGAATTTGACGTGCCGGTGCGGTTCGACACGGACATGATCCGCACCTCGCTTGCGTCGTTTCAGGCGGGTGAAGTGCCCGATGTGCCCGTGCTGGAGATCCGCACATGACCGCGTTGATGGACACGCTGGCCACCGGGGCCACGTCCCTGTGCCGCTGCTGGGCGCTGACCCGCCGCGACGGGGTCACGATGGGGTTTACCGACCACGACCAACCGCTGGTCTTTGACGGGATCACCTTTCGCGCCGATACCGGCATGACCGCCCGCGCGCTGGAAACCTCGACCGGGTTGTCAGTAAACAATACCGAGGCGATGGGCGTGCTGTCGGATGCGGCGATCCGCGAGGCGGATATCGACGCGGGCCGCTATGACGGGGCCGAGGTTCGGTCCTGGCTGGTCAATTGGCGTGACGTGACCGAACGGGCACTGCGGTTTCGTGGCACCATCGGGGAAATCCGGCGCGGGGCGGGGGCGTTTGACGCGGAACTGCGCGGGCTGACCGAGGCGCTGAACCAACCTCAGGGCCGCATCTACCAGCGACCGTGTTCCGCGGTTCTGGGGGACGCGGCCTGCCGGGTCGATCTGGATGCGCCCGGCCTGTCGGCTGACCTGCCCGCCGAAGAGGTGGAGGACGGTCGGCTGTTTCGCTTCGTGGGACTGACCGGGTTTTCCGACGGTTGGTTCGAAAAGGGGCAGCTTCGGGTTCTGTCGGGCGGGGCGGGTGGTCTGAACGGGGTGATCAAGGCCGACCGGATCCTCCCCGATGGCCGCCGCGAAATCGAGCTTTGGCAAGAGCTTCGCGCCGAGGTGCTGGCGGGTGATCCGCTTCGGATCGAGGCGGGTTGCGACAAGCAGTTCACAACCTGCCAGTTGAAATTCGCCAATGCACTGAATTTCCGGGGGTTCCCCGACATTCCCGGCGATGACTGGCTGGTTTCGGTGCCAACCCAGAGCGGCCAGAACGACGGGGGCAGCTACCGGTGAGCGGGCCAGAGGTGGTTGCAGAGGCGCGTCGCTGGATCGGCACGCCCTACCGCCATCAGGCGGCGACCCGTGGCGCGGGTTGCGATTGTCTTGGCCTGATCCGGGGTGTCTGGGCGGCCCTTCTGGGTGATCTGCCCGAACGGGTTCCGGCCTACAGCTCCGATTGGGCCGAACCGCAACGGCAAGAGGTGCTGTTGCAAGCGGCGCTGCGCCATCTGGTGCCCCGCCCGCTGACCGAGGCGGAGCCGGGCGACGTGCTGCTGTTTCGGATGCGGGCGGGGGCGGTGGCCAAGCATCTGGCGTTTCAAGGGGAGGTCGGAGCGCATCCGACTTTCATTCATTCCTATTCCGGGCATGGGGTCGTGGAAAATCCGCTGACCCGGCCCTGGGCGCGCCGCATCGTGGCGCGGTTTCATTTTCCTGAAAGGGGCGCGTGATGGCGACGATTGTTCTTTCTGCGGCGGGGATGGCCCTTGGCGGTTCGCTGGGCGGCTCGGTGCTTGGGTTGTCGACGGCGGTGATTGGCCGGGCGGTCGGCGCAACCCTTGGCCGGGTGATCGACAACCGCCTGATGGGGGCCGGGTCGGAGCCGGTGGAAACCGGAAGGATCGACCGGTTCCGACTGATGGGGGCTTCGGACGGGGCGCCGGTGGCGCAGGTCTATGGCCGGATGCGGGTTGGCGGGCAGGTGATCTGGGCGACCCGGTTTCTGGAGGATCGCACGACATCGGGCGGGGGCAAGGGCAGCCCGCGCCCCACCACGATCAGCTATTCCTACACCATCAGCCTTGCCGTGGCCCTGTGCGAGGGCGAGATCACCCATGTGGGCCGCATCTGGGCCGACGGGCAGGAAATCTCGCCCGATGACCTGAACATGCGCGTCTATACCGGGGCCGAGGACCAACTGCCGGACCCGAAGATGGAGGCGGTGGAGGGTGCGGGCAATGTGCCGGCCTATCGCGGCATCGCCTATGTGGTGTTCGAGGATCTGGACCTGTCCCGCTTTGGTAACCGCGTCCCGCAGTTTTCCTTCGAGGTATCCCGTCCGTCGCAGCCCGATGCGGCGCCGGAGGTGACCGACATTGCCCGCTTGGTGCCCGGCGTGGCACTGGTTCCCGGCACCGGGGAATACGCATTGGCGACCGAGCCGGTCTATGCCCGCGCTGGCGTTGGAGAAACCGCGCCGATCAACGTGAATTCGGCCAGCGGCCAACCTGATTTCGTCGCCTCGATGGACGCGCTGGAGGGCGAATTGCCGGCCTGCGGGTCGGTTAGCATGGTGGTCAGCTGGTTTGGCGATGATCTGTGCTGTGGGGACTGTGCCATCGCGCCCAAGGTCGAACAGGCGGCAAGTGACCCGGTGGAAATGCCCTGGGTCGTGTCGGGGATCACGCGGGCCTCGGCGGGGCTTGTGCCGCGCGACGGCGACGACCGGCCGGTTTATGGCGGCACCCCAGCGGATGCGTCGGTTATGCAGGCCATCGGCGATCTGACCGCGCGCGGCAAATCTGTCGTGTTTTATCCGTTCCTGCTGATGGGCCAGATGCAGGGCAACACATTGCCTGATCCGTGGTCCGGTGCTGTTGGCCAGCCGCATTTGCCGTGGCGGGGGCGGATTACCACCTCGCTCGCGCCCGGCGTGGCGGGCAGCCCGGACCAAACCGCAGCGGCCGAAGCAGAGGTCGCGGCCTTTTTCGGCACGGCGGCGCCCGGCGATTTCACCGTGACCGGCACTTCGGTCAGCTATACCGGACCGGCCGAGGCGTCATATCGCCGGTTCATCCTGCACTATGCGCACCTATGTGCCGCGGCAGGCGGGGTCGATGCCTTTTGCATCGGGTCCGAAATGCGCAGCCTGACCCAGATCCGGGGGGCGGGCGGCAGTTTTCCGGCGGTGGCGGCCCTGCGGCAACTGGCGGCGGATGTGCGCGCGATCCTTGGGCCGGGGGTCAAGATCGGCTATGCGGCCGATTGGTCGGAATACCACGGCTATCAACCGGCGGGCACGGGCGACAAGCTGTTTCACCTTGATCCGCTTTGGGCTGATCCGGAGATCGATTTCATCGGCATCGACAACTACATGCCGCTGTCGGACTGGCGCGACGGACAGGACCACGCCGACGCGGGGTGGGAGTCGATCTACAACCTCGACTATCTGCGGGCCAATGTCGAAGGCGGCGAGCTTTACGATTGGTTTTACCATTCCGAGGAGGCCCGTGCGGCGCAGATACGTACCCCGATCGTCGATGCCGACGGAGAACCCTGGGTCTGGCGGACCAAGGACATTCGGGGCTGGTGGGAAAACCATCACCACGACCGGGTTGGCGGGGTGCGCGCGGCCTTGCCGACCGATTGGGTGCCCGGATCAAAGCCGATCTGGTTCACGGAAATCGGCTGTGCTGCCGTGGAGAAGGGCACGAACCAGCCCAACAAATTCCTTGACCCCAAGTCGTCGGAATCCACCTTGCCGCGCCATTCGAACGGCCAGCGAGATGAGTTGATCCAGAACCAGTATCTTCGGGCGCTGATCGGACACTACACCGACCCGGCCAACAACCCCACCCATGCGGGGACCGGGGTGCAGATGATCGACATGGGGCGGACACATGTCTGGGCATGGGACGCGCGGCCCTATCCGGCATTTCCGGGCAATGCTGCGCTGTGGTCGGACGGCGAAAACTGGTCGCGGGGGCATTGGATCAGTGGGCGGACGTCGATCCGGACGCTGGCCGGCGTAGTGGATGAAATCTGCGCCCGCTCTGGGGTGACCGGGGCGGATGTGTCGCGCCTGCATGGGATCGTGCGGGGCTATGCGGTGACGGATGTGGATACCGCCCGCGCGGCGCTGCAACCCCTGATGTTGGCCCATGGGTTCGACGTGATCGAACGCGATGGCGTTTTGTCGTTCGTTTCCCGCGGGTTGGAAGACCCGGTTGAGGTGGATGCCGGGAAGGCCGTTCTGGTTGACCCCGACCAGCCAACGGTCGACCGAAGCCGCGCGCCTGCCGCCGAACTGGCGGGGCGGGTGCGCCTTCTGCACGTCGATCCCGACAGTGATTACGCCGCGCGCGCGACCGAGGCGATCTTCCCGGACGAGGCGACATTCGCCGTCTCGCAATCCGAATTGCCGATGGCGTTGATCGGGTCCGAGGCGCGGGCCATCACCGAACGCTGGCTGTCCGAAGCGCGGGTGGCGCGGGACCGGGTGCAGCTGGCCCTGCCGCCGTCGCGGTCTGACATCGGGGCAGGTGACGTGATCCGGTTGGACGGAGCCGACTACCGGGTGGACCGGGCCGAAATCTCGGAACATAAGATGCTGGATGCCGTGCGGATCGAACCGGCGCTGTATGACCGGCGGTTGTCGGGGGCGGACAGCTTTGGTCTGTCGTCCTTCGCGGTCCCGGTTCCGGTCGAGGGGCTGTTCATGGACCTGCCGCTGCTGCGCGGGGATGAGGTGCCACATGCCCCCCATTTTGCCGCCTTCAGCGACCCATGGCCGGGCAGCGTGGCGCTGTATTCCGCGCCTGCGGACTATGACTATGCGCTGAACACGGTTTCCCCCTCGACCTCTGTCGTGGGGATCACGGAAACCGCGATTGTTCCGGCCCAACCCGGGCTGTTTGACCGTGGTCCGGCCCTGCGGGTGCGGCTGGTCACGGGGGCGCTTGGGTCCGTTTCGGCCGAGGATGTGATCGCCGGGGCCAATGTGGCGGTGATCGGCAACGGGACGCCCGACAATTGGGAGGTCATCCAATTCGCCGAGGCAGTGCTGGTGGCGGAAGATACCTATGAGCTACGGATGCGCCTTCGGGGGCAGGCCGGGTCGGATGGGATCGCCCTGACGGGGTGGCCAGTGGGTAGCCTTGTGGTTCTGATGAACGCAACGCCGAGGCAGATCGCGCTTGCCGCCTCTGCCCGTGGGGTGACCCGGCATTTCCGCTGGGGCCCGGCCTCGCGGCCGATCGACCACGCCAGTTTCCGTCACGCCGAATATGCCTTTTCGGGCAACGGGTTGCGGCCCTATCGCGTCGGGCATCTGCGGGCCGGGGGCGGGGCGGAACCTGTCCTGTCCTGGGTCCGGCGCAGCCGTGTCGACGGCGACGGCTGGGAGGGGTTTGAGATCCCGCTGGGCGAGGATATCGAGCTTTACCGGGTTCAGGTGATCGAAGCAGGTACGGTCTTGCGCGAAGAGATCGTGACCTCACCGGGTTTCACCTACACCTCCGCAATGCAGGCGGCAGACGGGAATCCCGGCCTCTACCGGATCGAGGTGGCGCAAATCTCGGCCCAGTTTGGGCCGGGTCCGGCAGTTGGCCTTGATCTGGCGGCCTGA